ATTTGGAGCCGGATTTGTAGCAGACAAGTTGAGAACTATTTCGATTATCGGGAAAAACCACTTGATGCCCTGGCTGCTGTCGTTATTTCCGCTGCTGCGGTGCAAGGCTATTTCTGGCTGAAAAATGGTGGCGTTTCAAAGCTGCCATTCGTTAAAAAATGGCTGGGGGAGAAATCATGATTAGTAGCGATTTCCTGACAGTGATTGATGTCGCCATTAGCACGGCTATTGCGTTGCGGCTGATGGCGTTCAGCAAAACAGGGCGAACACATAAACGCGGTATTTCCTGGATAGCTGCGGGTCTGATTCTGTTTTATGGCAATTTCGCATTGCTATGGCTGTTCGGGCAATACCACGCCAGCGGCTGGCCGGTAGTTGTAGCGAACGCGCTGATTTGCGCGGCTGTATTTGCAGCGCGAGGTAATGTCGCACGCATTGTTTCATACCCACCACGGAGTAAAGGTGATGAGTAGAATCATTGAAATCCTAAATTTTGAAGAGGGTTATCGCGAGGCTCCATATTGGGACACCCGCAATTTTCCAACCGTTGCCGGTGGTATCAGGATTGGCCCTCAGAACGCTCCGCTCAATCAATATCAGTTTACCGTCCCGCGCCGTGCTGGTGATGTCTGGAAACAATGCCTAGTAGATGCGAAAACCGCCTCAATGAATAGACAGCCCGTTATTGTGGCCGCGCTCGCGCAATGCAACGACGCACGCCGCGACATTTTATACAGCATGGCCTATCAGATGGGCGTAACCGGTCTGGCTGGTTTCACTAACACGCTGGGCATGATTGCACGCGGTGATTTTGCCGGTGCAGCTGGTGGAATGCTGAATAGCCTGTGGGCGCGCCAGACACCTGACCGCGTGCGCCGTCATGCTGAGGTGATGCGCACCGGCACCTATGACACCTACAAAGGTTTGATCTGATGCAAACCCTACTAACTGTGCTTGCGGTCATTGCCGGTCTGGTAGTGGCCGCGTTCAGTCTTGGCCGGAGCAGAGGCAAAAACGCAGCTGAATCCACAGCAGCAGCTGAGCGGGCGTCTGTTCAGGCTGAGGAATCAGAAAAACACATTGGGGTACTGAAAAATGCTGTCGATATTCAGCAGGATATTAACAGCCTGCCTGATGCTGCTGTCTCTGAGCGGCTGCGGGAGCGGTGGCGGCGTGAGGGTGATTGACACTGGTTGTGATTGGGTTCGCCCGATCTACGTCAGTAACCACGATATCGATGTTATGAGCGCCCCAACACAGCGGGCGATTCTGGCGCACAACGAAACGTGGGAACGGAACTGCGCTGTTTTAAATAAGCTCCTTTTTAGTAAATAAATCAAGTGTAAGGACTTCAATCTAGCACGCACGATGTGGTAAAGAAGATGTATCTTAAATAGTATGTTGTTAAGATATTGAAGCAGTGATAAGTTCGCCTCAATCCAAATGACTTATCCGAGACTAACATGAATAGAGGTGTTGTTGCTTTACCGAGCGAGATCAGACCATACATGCGGGGTTTTTCATTACATGGAACACTGACGCCAATTGATCTTAATTACTTCTCGCTTTATTGGGATAAAATTGCTGTTCCTCAGAACTTCTTTGTTCAAGCTGAATTGCCACGCGAAAAATTATTCATAGATTGTGGGATTCTTGAAAGGCCAATGATTGATATTGGACAAAGCTTTAGCTCAGAGAGTTATCCAAAAATCCTCGCTGAATCTCAGATAAAACTTGTGGATCAACTACGAGATAAAGATAAGCTTTCAACATGGAGCATCCATCAAAAAGGAGAATCCGCAGTTCTCATCTCAGACAATGAGGTCGTGAAAGAAACGGTTAGATTGGAGTTAAATAATCTATTGCCAGTTCCCTCGGCCGATGTGCATATTCATGATATTTTGGAGTTCAAGCAAAGAAGGAAAGCCGAATTGGATGCGCTTCATTCTTATTGTGATGAACTGTATTTTGAGGTGATAAACTCTGCTGATCCTCGCTTACAAGCAGCTAAAAGTTTCCATATGCTCAAAAAATCTATTGAGGATTTAGATAGACTGAACGCCGAGGGGTGGAGAAGTCCTTTTAAATTTAATTTAAGTATATCTCCAGAGTTCGATTTAACTCAAGCTATCGGTGGTTTTGCAGCATTCATGACTCTTCTCAGTTCACAACAGTCTCTTGCGACTTTTATCGCAAGCTCTGCTGCTGCTGTAATTGGAGGCTCCATTAAAGTGAAGCCCATGTTACAAAGCATGAGGGGTGGCGCTAATAAGAACTTAGTTTATGTTGCTAATGCAAAGAAAGAAGGTTTTTTTTGAATATTTAATAATGCTAGATGATAAGTTTAAAGAAGTATGTGCTCTGTGAAATACAATAGGGATAGGGATGAGTTACTTTTATCAACTTTTAATAGTATTGATATCTGGTTCTTTTGCAGCATGGCTTACTACACGTTTAGCATTAAGACGGTTTTATAATGAAAAGTGGTGGGAGAAGCGAGCAAATGCTTTCATTGAAATCACAGATGCAGTTTATCAAATTAAACTGGCTCAAGAGTACAACGTCGAGTTAAAGGAGTATCGCAGGCTAGGCCCGCATGAGTATCCAAATTTCAATGTGCTCAATGAGTTACAAATCAACGAAATGCTTGGGGCTTCAAAAAAGGCTAACGACATAGTTAAAAAATTTAGCCAGGTTGGACCTTTACTTGTCACAGAAAGAGTTTCGAAACTTCTAAGTGACTACATTAAGGCAATTTATTTAGCCGACTACGATGTCCATTATAAGGGATGGGATTATGAAGAAGCAGAAGAGCATATGTTTGAGTTGACATCAAAGCTTCTTGTTGACTTAGTCGCCGCGTCTAAGCGCGAATTAAAATTACTTTAACCGCTATTTGGCGTTCTTTTGGACCAACCAATGATATTAACACCCGATACTACTGTCATCGCTGGCTCCAATATGCCGGGAATATCACTATCCGGCGCTATTGTTATTGGCCGTCAGGAGAAACCACCAACCGACACGATATTCATCCAAAACGACAGCAACAAAACGCCCACATCCCCGTGGTTTGTCACTCAGGTAGACAGCACTCATTACACCATGCTGAACGCGACCGCACCCAAAGGCTGGCAGTATCTGGGGGCATTCCTAGTCAGCGGTGAAACTGGTGCTCAAATCGGGCGTGCAGATGGTGCTGTCTGGACAATATCTAACTCCAGCATGGTGCAGCATATAAACACATCCGCTGGTGGTCAGGCTGCTGTCAGTATCCTTACTGCCGGAACATGCACACTGACCGTTACGCTGCGCAATATGGTTTCAACGCTTGTCATAACAGCCAAATAATTATCAGGAGCAAAGGTGAAAACCATCAATCTGGATTTAACCGATGAGTGGCAGCTCGTTGCCGATACTGACCAGACCTATGATGTTCAGGTGGAGTTTGGGTCGGCAATGTTCTGTCTTTCACAGGGTGCGCCAGACGCGTCTCAGGCAGGCCAAACCGTCAGGCCTGGGCGATGGCTGAAATTTTCCGATCTCAGGGTGTGGTTCAAAACCACGCTGGCTGGCTCATATATTTCCGTGTCGTCATACGAGACCCCGAAAAGCTAATTAAATGAAAATTATTCTCATTTGAAAAGGTACTCCCGGCAGGAACGTTTACCGAGGGGGCGGCGACACGCGGAAAACGGCTAGTTTTTTGCATTTTATCGACATCATCATCATCCCCTTAACCTTCTGATATTTCAGTCGTGAAATTTTTCACGATGTCGAAATGATTAAATTTTGTTCATCATCATGGATAAAGAATTTAAAAACCTCCGACTCAATATTAATCAGCTTGCTGCGCTTACCGATATGCATCGACAGACGGTCTCCAGCAAGTTGAGCTGTGTTCAGCCTGCACCTGGAAGCAATCCAAAATTAAAACTGTTTTCAGTAGTGGATATCCTCAAAGAACTCCTGAGCCGGACAACATCTGAAGAGCTGGTGAACGTCGACAAAATGCTGCCGCCTGATCGAAAAGCGTGGTTTCAGTCCGAACGCGAGCGCCTCAAGTTTCAGCAGGAAACCGGGGAATTGATCCAAGCATCAGAGGTAGTACGGGAATTTTCATCAATGGCTAAAGCGGTGGTTCAGGTGCTCGAAACTTTGCCAGACATTCTGGAGCGTGACTGCGCTATGACACCTGCAGCAGTAGTTCGTGTTCAAAAAGTTATAGATGACCTGCGCGATCAGATAGCC